ACCAATAGGTGTCTGAATAGCGTTGTCGAAGCGAATTTGTAGAGTCATTGTCACAGCTTCATTTGACCCGTAGTTCAAATCATTGTAATTGACCTGGCTTAGATAGCAACCATAAACTTCCCAGGTTTCCAAAACAACTGGTCCATTGGTGCCATTGCCACCATCAAGTATTTCACAACGTGTTAAAAATTTGTAGTCAATACCGGCAGCAGCCGAAGATTGCTCAACAAAGTCAAGCTGTTTCTGTAACTGCTCACCAACCAACCTTGCAACTTCGCCACTGGCGTCGTCACGTAGGTTGACTGTTAATTGTTCCCATGTGTGTTTACCAGCCAGATACATTCTGCTGTTGTAAATTTCAATAGGAATCTCTTCAAACGATACTGACGGTCTAGTAAAATCAATTACTTGTTTTGTCAATTCAGTTCGAGGTGTTGATACCCCTAAGTTTTCAAATATCACTCTAAAGCGATATTTGAGTTTAGGCATCAACAATCCCTGATTGGGATTACTTTGGTCACTAGCCAAAGGCACTGTCATTCTTGTAAGTGATGCAACCGCCATGTGTTATCTCCTAATATACGTTATTTATGTCCAATTAAGCCGCGGCAGACGTAGCTGTCTGACCCGCTGCTAATTCCCCAGTGTTCTTGATACGCACTGGAATGTAGATGAATTCAACTGCTTTCACAGGCTCAATTGCAATGTCTACATACAATTCGTTGCGATCAATACGTGCTGGTGTATTATTGCTTAAATCACAAACAATTAGGTAATCATAGATACCACGTTTAGCCACCAAATCAACCATCAAACTATCAATTGCATTACTGATTTCATTTCTAGTAATTTGATCATTTGGCTCAAACACAAATTGTTTACCAATTTCATTCAATCTGTTACGGATATAAGCAACTAGACGTGCAACGTTGATGCGATCTAACGCACTAGAAATTGCACTTTCAGTCTTGTTACCGTAGTTGGTGATACCAACACCAGGAATGAAAGTAATTGGGTTAATCTTGTTGGTGTACAACACATCGCGTAGGCCTTGACCTGTGGCAATTGTCACAAACTCACCAGTTTGCCCATTGATATATCCAATGCGCTCAGCATTGTCAATTACACCACGACGCACACCGGCTGGCGCTAACCATGGATAGCTAACTTCATCACTGCGAACAATAGTACGCAACATCATGTGGCTTGGAGGTTGTACAACAATGCTACCTGTTAAGTCTGTGGTCTGGCAGCTTGGATAGAACACACCAACATATGCATCGCTGGTTGTAAATCCATCACCTGTGGCGTATCCAGTGCCGCTGTTGTCTGTGGACCAGGCAGTGATTTCTGCACCTTCAGGTGGGAGACGCAACGGTGTATCACCAACAATAAATGCTGTGTTACTACGCTCGTTGTTTAAGCGAACCATGTTTGTAATCAATTCAGGATAGCATGGAGTAGCAATCAAATTAAATTGATTCTGTTCTTCTCTTAATGCGTCTTGAGTGTCGATTGCACTCTTCATTGCTTGTACCACTAGTTGACGTTGTGCTAGGCGTCCCATGTATGGGCTTCCGTCAGCACGGTTGCCAGTGGCTGTTACCCAAGTATTGGTTTCCAATATTGACCAGTAAGCAGTGTTTGTTGGCAAGTTACCTTGACCTGTTGCTGTGGCAACATAAATTATGCCGTTATACAATACTAGATCATCGATCACGTATGTGGTTGCATTGCTATATCCGTCAACATCAAAATCTAATGGGTTGAAATAATCAACTGAGAATTCCTTGACGTTAAATCCGCTACGTCTTGTATTCCACAGCAATGTGCCAGTTGGATACAGAGTAGAATCAGGAGCATCTAGATCCAGGTAATCGCTGGTCAGTAAACTCTTAATAGATGGGATAGCATCTGTGATTGGGTTTGTAGTTCCGTTTGGAGCCCATCGTGCGTCGCCGAATACTATACCGTTGCTTGTGGTTTGATCAGTGTTGTTGATTGTTACCCACTGTGCAACATTGTTGACTAATTCCCAACGTTTGATAATTGGATATAATTCTAAATTGCTGGTATCAATCCACAAGTCACCATACACTATGGGAGTAGAATCACTCTGTGTGAGTGGCTCGCTGGCGCTGATGATTGGTCCAGCTGGGTCTGTTTGTGTGAGATTGTAACCACGAACGTCTAAGTTTACGTTTCGATATCCTTGCCATCCTGATCCGCTTTGAATCATGATGTCAACCTGATTTGTTGAGCTGTAATACCAATAACGTCCATTAGCTGGATCTTGGCTCGGTGCGCTGTTAGCGGCTGTGTAGGTCAATGGCACCCAGTTTGATAATATCAAGCCACCAGTTAAATCGCCGCTGCCATCACGAACACCTTCAACTGCGCTGGTAAATCCAGCATCCGCTAAAACTGTGCCGCCGGCATAATCTTCAACTACAATTACTCCGCCTTGGCTGTGATTGAATGCCACTGTGCCTTCGCTGGTCACGCTAACTGACACATAGTCAACACCTGCCGCCGAAACGGCTGCTTCTAAATTGTTGGGTAAGGTGCCCTGCACTGTTACCACTACTGGAGTAGACAAAGTGTTACTGTTGTTGGTACTGGCAGAAAGTGTGAATTGATCACCAGCGGTAAATGTTGGGTCAATAGTAGCGCCAGCTACAATGGTGGGTCCAGTTGTTAATCTCTCAAGGACTGCAAAGGAAGATGTGTTGTTGTACAAGCCTGTGCCGGACAATTCTGGGTCAACGTTGTATTGAACATACAATGTGCCTGCTGGAATGTTCTTGCCGCCGCCAAACGGATCAAGTGCTTTGTTGGCTGATTGATCGTTTTCGTAGATTGGTGTACTTTGTGTAACAAATGCGCCCAGGATGGCATCGTATCTTTTTATTACAATGTCAGCACCTTGGTTCACTGCTGTCAACATATTCCAAACTGAACCAGTGGGACGTGGAGTAGTGTCTGCGCTTCTCCAACGAGGAACAGTGTAATTTGGACTTTGTTGCAGAGCAGGAACATAGTATGTTGACGCTGTGACACCCAAAGAAGACAACAATCCAGCAGTGCTGATTGGGTCAATGTGAATTTGTCCGTATCCAAGTGTTGAATCTAGCTCTGCGGCTTCACTGTCTGCATACAACCAAAGCTTGTTGCTGGTTCTGGTCAAGTCAGTTTCTGCAGTAACGCCGGTGATGGCAGCACTGTTGATTGCAGACACTAAACTAGTCAATGTTTCAGCCAAGGGCACTGTTACCGGTGTCCCATTAATGTAAATTACATCGCCACTGTTTAATGCCGCACCAGTGATAGAATTTCCACCAGTCACTGTGGGCCAAGATGATAACCATTCGTCGCTGCCTACTGCCACCCAGTCATTGTTTAAATTCTTGTAGAAGATTGGGTTGTTGCTATTGGACGCATCAACAGCATAGTCACCAATGCTGCCAAGGCTGGCCAATGGATAGCCGCCAATTATCTGTGATGAATTTAGAATCACCAAAGGAATCTCTGTTGAAAATGCACCAGTTGTTGCGTTCCATTCAAAAACACCCCACTTCGAATTAACAGTGTCTAACCAGTATGTTCCATCAGTTGGGCTACCAGTTGGTCGTGTCAAGCTTGCAGTTAGTTCTGCCAAATCAATATCAGCTCGCTGAATATAAGCACGATTGCTTATGCCCAACACAGAGAACGCAGCCAACAAGCCGTACTCGTTGAGTTCATAACCATTGATTGGTGTACCCGCGGAAGTCTTGTAAAAGAACGGATTACCAAATGTGGCCGCCAAATCTCTCTGACTAGTTACTAAATAAACTTTGCCAGCGTTTGCTGCCAATGTACCAGGGGCCACGCCAAGGCCTGTTCCGCTGATTTTGTTTTGTGCGGTCGCTATTAAAATATAGGGAACCGAATTGGTGGAAGCTGGAATGTAGTTTGATTCATCAACTACCGTTACTTCTACGCCGGGAGATACTAGTGCCATAGTTGCATCCTTCTAAAATGTTACTGATATTTATTAATTTATTCAAAATTACCATCGTTAATGGTACCTTAATTAAGGTTTAGTATATAAATAACAGCATGCGACCACTATGTAAAACATGCAATAAAAATTTAGCAGCCGTAAATGGCTGGCACAACAACAAAATTTATTATAGATCCAAGTGCAATGCTTGTATACGACGTAAAAAGAAATTGCCAACGGTTAAGACACGCTGGCAATTGGCAGGGTATAAGAAAAAATCTCAATGCGATCGTTGTGGATTTAAATCAAGATATTCAGCTCAGCTCACAGTTTACCACATTGATGGCAACCTCAATAATGTGGATTTTAGAAATTTGAAAACAATTTGTTTAAATTGTACTGCCGAAGTTTCTAGGCTTGATTTGCCGTGGAAGCCGGGAGACATTGAACCAGATCATTGAGCTGGTTGTACAGCAGATCCAAGTTGTTGTTATTGTTGACAATATGATCAAATGCTGTACCAGCCCAGGATGTTTCACTGGCATGAATCCCTTCGTTGGCCAGCCATTCTTGGGCTTTGTGGTCCCCTTTGTTTGACTTACATGCTATGTCATACCAATGAGGTAATGTTCCTCGCTGTACCCAAATAATTTTACCACCTAGATTTTTTATGCCCTTGATTTCGTTGGGAAAACGACAGTCGCTTATTACTATGTTGTCCCGACTATTTCGAAGTTTGTTTTCTAAACTAGCAATCCAAATATCATCATGAAAGTAGTTACGCAACACATCTGTACCCCAGTACTGCAAGATCCAACGCGGAGTTAGATGCGGCATGTTTAAACGTTCAGCCCACCAAGTATCTACTTGCTCACGCCATTCACGAGCTGCCTTGGTGCGTCCTTCCAGCATTGTTCGATCCCATCCAAACACATGTGCTACTGCATCCTTTAAGGTACTGGCAAAACTTTCACGTCTAAATTCATGAAAATTAACCAAGTAGTCAGCGGCAGTGTCTTTGCCTGATCCTATAAACCCACATATTCCTATAATCATACCAGTTCCTTGATGTTGAGATATTCCAAGGTATCCCATAACAATAAAATTTGTCGTCGACAGTCTTCCAGTGCATGGTGACTGGCCGGATATTTGTCAAGTGTTGGGCACAAACTATAAACAGTTCTAGCATCACGCACCACATAAAACTGCCAGGGCAATGTCATGTCATAACTTTTATAGGCATGTTCTAAAATGTTGGCATCAAAGGTAGGGCCATTAGCCCAGAACCGTTTGCTTTGCCAAATGTACTTTCCTAGTTCTGCCAGTGCTTGTTTTAGCGGGATTCTATTGTCTTCGCCAAATGCTTCTTCTTGCGCTTCCGGGGGCTGAGTTGCCCACCAAGCAATGGTGTCATCTTGTACCCGTCGATCAGGTTGGCTGCCGGGATCTATGCGGGCATAGTAACTGCGATAGGAGTCAAAGGTATGCCGCTCAAGTGGGTTAAAGCACTGTGCGGCAATGGTTAGGACACAAGCGTCTGGGCCTGTACCCACAGTTTCAATATCAATCATAATATCCATGCTGTTATTATAACACAGACTCAAATACTAAGTCAAGACGTTAGATCAATATCCAATTGTGTTTTATTCATCAACCAATAACAAATGTCAACGGTTGGCTGCCGTCAACATAGAGTTTGAGGTCTTCTAGGCACTTGTCAATAATTGCTTGCCCTTCAGATTTCATTGCGGCACCATTCAATGATGTTCCACCTTGTGGTCCAGAGATGGTGGCAAACTTTTCTCGTGCCTCACCAATGATTATTTTGCATTGACCAACCATGAAATCTCTGACCCATTGCTTAATTTGATGATCACTGAGCAGGGATATTTCTGGACGTAAATTATAAGTCCACAATAGCACCACTTCGCCGGTTCCCTTGGGGTCTCTTATTAGTTGAAGTTTTTTAGTAACTGGGTTAAATGTGTAATTGATAAATCCACCAAACATACGGGCTGCCAACTCTACATACTGTTGGTAAAAATCATATGTTGCTAGTCCGCCTGCGGCTTGATTAAAGTTTAACAAATAAACGTTGAGGGTTGCGGCGCCAAATGGATCAAACGATCCGCCTGATCCAGTGCCCATGCCAATTGTTCGACGAAACACTTGCCTAACAGTTGTGACTTCTTGTGGCAAGGTATACTCATTGACATCATTGATCAATTCCATAAAACTATAGCTTTCTTCGTAGGCATTTTGCCCACGCTGTCTATAAGTGCCAATGGTTTTTTGGTAAGCCGCTTCGTAGTGAGCAGGATCAAGCTCTAAGTCGATTATTTCGGCTGCTAGTTGCAATTGAACATATTCAATTAGTTGTTGTTTTAAAGGATCTAGTGTTTGATCTGCCATGTTTGACTCCGGTCATGTATTTATAGAGTCAAGCCTTGATTTT